CACGCAGAGGTATGGGCGACGCCGACAATTCCTGGGGACTTGCCGGAGATGGTAGAGTTTAAAGACAAGGCCGACAAAATCATCCTGGACCGCTATGGGATTAAGGTAGAACGGGTCCGGGCGAAAACTTCTTTTGAGGAAAATTTTTACAAAATAAAAGAAAAGGGAGCGAGACAAGGATCTATTCGAGGGTGGCCGTTTGGAAGGGGAATGTGGTGCAACAGGGATTTAAAGTCAAGGGTCCTTGATAGGGCCTCAAAGGGGGCTAAGTTTATATATGTAGGTATAGCCGCCGACGAACCCATAAGGGTTAGAAGGCTAATCCCTCCAAAAACATCCCCCCTTGCTCAATTCGGTTATACTGAAAGGAACTGTTATGAAATTTGCGAAGAGCTGGGGCTACTCTCTCCGATCTATACTTCTCATTTAGACCGAGGGGGATGTTGGTTTTGTCCGAACAGTAAAATACCTGAACTTCGGAAATTGAAAGAAAACCACAACGAACTTTGGGAGAAAATGATGCAATGGGAGTCTGACTGGGAAAAAATGGGTTATTCCGAGTGTACCTTCTCTATAAACTCAACCTTAAGAGAAATTAAAAAAAAGATGGAAGAGGAAGAGGCCCAAATGAGTTTTTTTGACCAACAGGAGGTGCGAGATGAAAAGTGAATCCGGGCAGTTTGTTGCAAGCATAAGTTACGGCAAGGATAGCCTGGCCATGCTGGAGGTGATACATCGCCACGGGTTGCCGTTGGACAGGATCCTCCACGCAGAGGTATGGGCGACGCCGACAATTCCTGGGGACTTGCCGGAGATGGTAGAGTTTAAAGACAAGGCCGACAAAATCATCCTGGACCGCTATGGGATTAAGGTAGAACGGGTCCGGGCGAAAAGGTCTTTTGAGGAACAGTTTTACATGGTCAAAGAAAAAGGGACGAGAGCCGGCACGATTTACGGATGGCCGTATGGAGGCGGAATGTGGTGCAACGGCGCACTCAAAGTTAAAGTTTTGGGAAGAGGGCATAAAAATGCCAAAGCTGTTTATGTAGGTATAGCCGCCGACGAACCCGAAAGAATCAAGAGGCTAACCCCTCCAAAAACATCCCCCCTTGCTCAATTCGGTTATACTGAAAGGAACTGTTATGAAATTTGCGAAGAGCTGGGGCTACTCTCTCCGATCTATACTTCTCATTTAGACCGAGGGGGATGCTGGTTTTGTCCGAAGCAAAGAATCAGCGAGTTAAAAAAATTAAAAACAGAGTATCCCGAACTTTGGGAGAAAATGATGGAGTGGGAGTCGGCTTGGGAAGCAAAAGGTGCAAAAGAAGGGAGTTTTCTCACACGGTATACATTGAGGTATTTTGACGAAAGGTTTGATGCCGAAGAGTCTCAAATAAGCCTTTTAGAGGCAAGCGGTGAGTGTAATGACTGATTATGAAAAAATATTAAAATTAGCGGACAAGGGCGAATATGTGTCTTTTGCGGCGGCAGCAATAGCGTTAAAGGAACAGTGGAAGGCCTTGCAACTTTTAGACGAAATCGGGCTGAACGAGTGGGAAGTAGAAAAATATTTAGTCGCCTATGAGATGCTTTTGCTTGCAAATGCTCAAACCAACTTTGACTGCTATTGCCGGTACATTGATTTTGATAAAAGACCCGTACGGAATTTTTATGCTACCAGGCGACAATATCTAAAACCTTTTGTGGACGCCCTGCAAGAGCTTGAGCAGTATAAAGACCCAAAAGACTTAAGAATTGTCCGAATGAAAGCCCCGACGGGCATAGGAAAATCTTCTCTTGTCAGTAGGCTGATGTTTTGGACGGAAGGCCGAAGGCCGTATGGGGAGATTTTATACGGAGTCGGGGGCGGAGCTTTAGCAAATGCGATTTACGACAAAAACATAGAGTTTATGGACGAGTATTGGGAGAGGCATAATAGCATATTCCCGGACATGAGAATTGTAAAAACCAGCATCGAAGAGCGGGGAATCTGGTTTAGGGAAAGCGAATATCCGCAAATAGCGATTGTATCCGCCGGTGGCAACTATGAAGGAAGGACGCAGGGTAGCAACGGCGGGATACTTGACGATATTGTTTCAATTGAAGAGGCTGGATCGGCGCAAAGGATGGACGATCTTTATGTGAAGAACATAGACAAGTTCTTTGTCTATCGACGCTTATACCGATGGATACTTTGCATAGGCACGCCGGTGGCCGAAAACGAACCCCTGGACAGGCTTTTTGAAGATAAGATAAAGGCCGGCTGGAAGGGCAAAGAAGTCAAAGTCCCAATGCTTGATGAAAACGGCGAGAGCAATTTTGAGTTTAAGAGATATATTTCCGACACAGAGTATTCTTGGCAAAACACTACAGAGGAATTGCAAAAATATGTAGAGAGCATTAAAGATAATCCCGAAAAATATGCAAACTTTATGACGAGGATGCAGTGCGAGCCCACAGTACCGGGTGGGTATAGATTCCAAGGAGTTAAAGAATATGAAGGGTTGCCGGACGGCAAATACAAGGAATATGTGAATTTTGACCCCGCCGACAAAGGCACAGACGCAGCAGTTGTTTGGGAAGCAAGAGTATACGATAATGACCCTGAAAAAATATACTTTGTGAGTGCCTTTTTTGATTCCCGGCCAATGGAAGAATATCTGGAAGAGTTGTGCTTGTGGCTTAAAGTCAGAGATATAAACTTGCTTGAATTTGAGGATAATATGGGCGGCACACTTTTAGCTAAAACCTTGGAAGAGAAGTTGCGCTCTCTTGGGCATATGTGTACGGTCAAACCCTATTCACAACACAAAAATAAAAAGCAGCGTATAAACGCTTTTGGAGCAGAGCTATTGGACAGAGCCCTGTTTAGGAAAGACGGCGACAAGTCCTATGGGGATGCGCTTGCACAACTAAAGACTTATACTGATAAGAGTGAACATGACGACGCTATAGACTGTGCCGTCCGAATTGTGGAAAGGGTTTTAAAAGACGGATCGAAAAAAGATTTGTACGGCAAATTTGATTTTAGCAGAGGGGGGTGAAAATATGGATTATAAAAGGCTATGGGAAGTGCTAAAAGTCGATTATCAAAAAAGATACGATAGTTTTTGTGAAGTGCTGTCTCAATTAAAACAAGATGATCCTGCCTATCATGCCAAAAAAGTTTTTTATGAAGCGATAGCCGATGAAGCAAAAAGAGTTTTACGGCAAATGTACATTTTAGAAAAAGTGGAGGAACAAAATGAAGTTAACGATTGACAGAAGAGAACTTGCGAGGGCGGTTGATTTTGTGTCAAAGGCGGCCGCCAAAAAGGCTGATATCTCTGTGGTTGAAGGGATTTTAATTGATGTTCTGCCTAAAGAAGTGACCTTGACCTGTTACAACTTGAGTTTAGGTATAATCACAAAAGTTGCGGCGGCAACCATTGACACCGGATCTCTCTGTCTCGACGCAAAAACTTTTGCAGAGATTGTCAAAAAATTACCGGAAGAAAAGATCGAAATTGAATCCGACGGCAAAAAAATAAAAATAAAGAGTGGAGAGTCTGAATTTAATTTAATGGGGATGGATGCCACGCAATTCCCGGAGTTGCCGGAAATCGACGCTAAAGACAGTTTTGGAATAGACCCCAAAACTTTGAGCGACATGATAAGACAAACGATTTTTTCTGTTTCAAAGATATCTTCCTCGAAAGTAGTACACACCGGCGTGAAGTTTGAGGGTGATAACGGGTTTTTAAGGCTTATTTCCACAGACGGGTTTAGGCTATCTTATCGGGAGACCCCGTCAGATGCGAATGTAGAATTTGTTGTTCCGGCCGATGCTTTATACGAAGTTGCAAAAATGTGCAAAGAAACTTTTGAAGCAGTAAACATTTATAAGGCTAAAAGACATATTTTGTTTCGCATCGGGGAGTTCACTGTGATATCACGGCTTTTGGAAGGGGATTTTTTGAAATATCAGACTATAATTTCCGGAAGCTCCGGCATTAGCACAAAAGTTAACACAGACTCGCTGTTAGAGGCTTTAAACAGAGTCTCGATAATTATCTCTGACAAAACCTTGTCGCCTTTAAGGGCGTGTTTTGGCGACAATAAGATAAGCCTGGAAGCTGCCACCGCACTGGCAAGTGGGGTTGAAGTTGTCCCAGTTGACGGTTATGCAGATAATATTGAAATGGGGCTTAATGCCGGTTTTTTTGCAGAGGCGTTGAAAGCTACGGAAAAAGATGATATTATGATTGAAATTAAAGATCCGTTATCTCCTGTAATGTTAAAACCAAAAGAAGGTAGCGGTTTTTGCTATTTAATCTTGCCAGTGCGATTAAAAAAATAATTATATGAAAGGGGCCACAATTATGACTTTAGAAAAAATGCTTGAAGAGTTGGTAGACGCTGGTTTAAGTGTCGAAATTGAACGAACAGAAGAAGATGATTATGGTTATGCGGACTATATAGCGTTCTTTAGAAAAGAAGGCTATATGAGCGAAAGTGGGGAAGGGCGCAGTGTAGGAGAAGCAGTTGAAGAACTATACGAAGAAGTTAAGAAGTCGGGTTGGATAGACTAACTACTTGAGGTGATGGGTTATGGCCAGGCCTGTTTGCAAGGGGTGTTTTTATTATTGTGGCAGCACAAACACTTGCGACTATATTCTTATAGAAGGGATTCCAAGGGGATGTGTGCCCACGGACGAACACTGTGATTGCCGATCCGATGCCCCAAAAGAGAGAAAACTGGTTGACCTTGTTAAGATCAACCAGTATCTTGATGAACATTCAAAGCGTTTACAGGAAAAAGAGAGATCACTCCGAAGAGACCTCTACTACCTTAGATAAGATATTAATCTCGTCTTTAAAGGCCTGGACATATACGACGGCCTCTTCTGTTTCGTATGTGATTATGCCGGTTTTGTCGAAATAAATCACATGGTTCTCTGCGCCGGCAATAATCCGGACACAATCATAAGTGATTGCGGATGGTTGCTCTATGGTAACAACACCATCGCTATATGTTACAATCGGCGGATCTTGGTAGTTCAACCGGCGGTGGATTGGTAAAACTAAAAAAGACCGCTCGTTGTCTACCGGATGGAAATATGCGCCGTTGCCCCATCCGACAAAGCCTTTAACTCCCATATTGTCTATCTCGGTCGCCCCAAAACTTATTGGGGCGGCCTTTTCGTCGTACAAAAAGGGGTGGAAGTCGGACGAGTTAGGTTCGGTTTGAGTATTCTCTAACTCGAATGTTTCTTTTAAAGAATATGTCCAAAAGAGATTGTCCGGTTCGTGACCGGACACTCCTATGTTTTTTTCGCCGCCGGCGTTTTTCCACTCTTTAGCTAAAAGCAGTTGCATCCAAACCACTCCTTATTGAGAATCGAATTGAATGTAGGCCGAAGCCGTAATTGTGTAATATTCTTCTGAAGAATTAACTTTATTAAGGCCGTTTGAAATATAGGACAAGAGAACATCTTCTCCCGCCCCAGGCGCAGTGGCAAATTCCACAAACAGGTTGGCATCGGGGATACAGGTCTCTTCGCTCATTAAGTAATAAGGGTTTTTGAGTATGCAGTCGCTGTAGCAATGGATGTGCGTGTTTTTATCGTCACCGATTTTACGCCTTGATCCCAAATTATTGTAATCAAACTGCTCTTTGTTTGCCGCAACGGCTATATCAAGTTCCGGAGCAAAGCATACATAATCGGCGGCAGCCTCGTCCAATTGCGTCATTTTAACTATGTCGTCTCCGGAATAATTGGCTTTAAATGTGGTTTTGTTAGCCGAGGTAATCAGTGCTGTGCTTTTTGTTCTGACATATCTTATTACTCCGGTAAAGAAAAATGCGTTTTTGTCAAACTCGACTCCAAGAGGCTTAATGTTCCCGGTGGCTATATCCCGGCAAGATATCTCTATCGTTTTCCAAGACATTTTGTTATGCTTCTCGTTGTATCTGCCGGTCAACACTTCGGTGACATCTATATTTTTAGTTTTGCTGTAATCCCCTATCAAACCTTTTGGAATAACAAACATTTCACGGACAGGATCATAAACACCTTGCGTTATTGCCGCCGATCCCGGCAAATCTGCCTGTTGGGTCCAGTCTATAGTTTGAGATGCGCTATCCAACTTCCCAACCAAGAGAGTGCTGCCTGTTACGCTAAACAAAAGATATATTCCGTTATCTTCGTCAAGAAGTGGCGGTTGCCACATAGCAGATACCGGGAGTTCGTTCCTGACCCAGTTAAAATCTTCTGAAACAGGATTATATTTTCCCGTAACAAAATATTTGGAAGCCGTGACCTCGCCGTACTGGTTAGTTATGCCTTCGCTTAAAAGGTAGATATCTTCTTTAGCATTGTAGACTATTCCGGTGCAAACATTCGACGGCGGAAGTGTCTTTTCTTCCCAAGAGATTGTGTTTGTCACGCCGTCGTACTCGCCTACAAGGATGTGCGCATAATAAGAAGGCGGGGAGCTACCGGTTTTTTGAGAACAAATTACAGTAATTATATCGCTGTTTACATCATAGGCCACACCTCTTGGAGTGGTTGTGGATGCGGTTAAAGGAAACACCGTATTTGTCCACTCTATTTGCCCGCTCACGGCGTTATATTTCCCTATGCACGAGCCGTTTGTTTTTGGGGGGGCATTATAATCCCAAGTAGCTCCATAAGCCCCTTTTAAAGCAAAAAAGATGTCGTGTTCTTCAATATATATAATTTTGGCGCAATTTCCGGATAAGCTCATGTCGCCGCTGTTCGTCCAATCAATCTTCTTTGTTCCGGAGTTGTATCTTCCAATCGCACATTGTTTATCTTTTCCGGCGGCCACAAAAAAGTCGTGTTCTTCCGAATACATTACAGTTGACCACACGGCTGATACAGGCATAGCTGACGGCACATACTCCCACTCTATAAGCCCGGTGTCGTCGTTGTAATGCCCTATCGCATAACTTTGAGCGGGGTAATAATTATAAACATTGGATGCACCGTTCACCGAAACAAACCGGCCTTTTCCGTCTGTAGCGGTTGCTTTCCAAGCCCCGTTAGGAATTTTATAGTTTGCAACCGAGTAGACTTTCCCGTCTGAAATAAAATGATTGTTGCCGGTGTCACTTGTTCTCGATTGAAGGGTTTTGTGCATCTCGTATTCCCACTCTCGAGTGAACTCATTCCGTGATGTTTGTTCGTAAAGGGCGACATAGCGGTCTGATGCCAGCAAAAACTTCCGGTCGCTGTAAACATAAGCCTTTTTAATTGTTTGCGTCGGAGGGGTATCGTAAATTATGTCGAGAGCGTTTATGTCTGCCGCTAAAATGAAAGTATCGTCGCCAAACTCACACACCAGCATTTTGCCCGTTCCGAAATCGAACACATAGCCGTCATCTTCACCGAGGCCGTTTGCTGAAAAACAAACCGCATAATCGCTAAAACCGGTAATGTTTGTCCCAGCACCTCTGTTAACAGTCCAAGTCTTGTCACCTACTACCCTGACAAGGGTTGTAGCATTTTTATAAATATATGTTTTTAAAGTATTGTCCTCTTGCCGGACTAAATTGCTTTTTGGATAGTGAAATGAACTGTCAATGTCACTTAAATTTAGTTTGGTTTTATCGCTTGCCCAAAATGGAGCTACATTTTTATGCACAGTTAAAGAGCCGTGTGAACTTGAATAAGGGGCGGAAACGGTCTCGCAAGAGACTAAAAGGCCGCTTCCGCTTCCGCCTGTTCCGGAGAGATCTGTGAAAGTCATAGATGTCTCACCAAAAGAAGGGGTATAGTGGAATTGGTTGAAGTTAAGGTCAAGCGATGTGAGGGTGAAAGTAACACCGCTGCTTGTCACTTGGACAACATCGCCTGGGGCGTACCCACTTGCTCCGGAAACAGTAATTTTATAATGATACGGGGTTAGAGCCTCGGCGTTAGTCGACGGGACTTTAAACACCTTTGTTTCCCCGTCTCCCACGCCTATTTTTTGATTCAAAATTGGCAAACCGTTAAAAGAGGAGTTGTCGTGCTTATTTTTGTTTACAAAACCGAACTTCCAAAACGAAACACTGTTTATTGCGTTTATGAGGGATTCTGACCTTGAAAACTCAACTTGAGCCCCTACCCGCCTGCGGTTAGGCACATCAGCCGAAACGGACAACTGCTTGTAGTCCGAAAGGCAAGGTTCGTTCATGGCGGTGGCTGAAAATTTTTGAAAGGCAGTGTTCCCTCGTCCGCTCGAAAGGTAGTACCAAAAATTTGGCATAGAGCCACCGGTGAGATAATCCAAGATCCCGTTTGTGGATGGATCTTCAAACACTGTATTTCCGTCCGGGGCGGCAAGTGTTGAATAAACGGTTGCATACACTTTTAAAACCATAGTATTCTTTTTTTCTATGGTTATGGGGTTTCTCTCGGCATCTGTTAACATGGCGTGAGTAACAGCGGTAGCGTTTGTAGTGCCATATCCAACACCTACCTCTGTAAAAACAGTCCCGTTTTCCTCGGTATCCAAAATTTTAATGTAGCCACGCCAATATCCAAGTGGAGTCTCGCCGTCTGTGTCAAACCCCCTATACCTGGCATCTAAAGTCCAGGCCCGACCAAGTTTAAAAGTAAAAAGGCCTTCGTCGGTAGCATCCGGCGTTCCAGAGCCCGTTCCTAAAAGAACATTACCACCAAAAGAGTTTCCAGCACAGAGCCTCGTCCACATCCTATTTAAAATCACATTGTGGGCGGTGACAACTTTTGTGCCTTCGGCCTCATACTCTTCCCGGTCTCCCAGTTTGAACTTTTGAACAGGCTGCCCCTTTTCCATTATTACAAAGTCAAACCGGTTGTGGACATTCGTTTTTGCACCAAATTCCATTTTTTACATCCTTTCTTAAAGTGGAGTATTGTTTGCGCCATATCTTTGTATATCATACTGTGTGTTAAAGGTAGTATATACCAAATTATAGCCGTCGTGCAAGGGTATTTGTGGGAACAGCCCCCCGTAGATGTCATATTGAACAGAGGCCTCCGCTGTCACTACATTGCCCTCTTTTTTATGATGCGCCTCACCGGTAAAAGCGTAAAAGGCGTTAGGCAGATATTCCATTCCTTCGTCAGATAGCCCACCAGATATCATATTTTCCCGGTCTTGCTCCCAAGGGGTTGGAATTTTTTCGTCCGGCGGAGCATCTGCATTGATCCCTGTGACCTCTGTGAGGCTGTTCGGAATATTCCGCACCAGCGTCTCGTTATTTGCGAAGTCATAAAACAAAGTTTTCCCGTTTGTGTTTTGAACTTTTATTTTTAACGGTTCTGTGAATCCGTCAACACCGAAAGCAGTATATTTTTCGGTCATCAGCCCGAATCCAATTAAATAAACATCTTCCTCTTGGTTTACGGCCGTGCTTTTAAAGAGCGTCTTTGATGAAATCTCGTCGCTTATGGTAACTCCTCTGACGCTCGTGACGCTAACCGTCGCCCCTTCTCCGGAGCCGCCACTTGCCGGAACATTGTTTAGGTTCTTATTCAACAATCCGCTTTTTGGTTCAAATTCAAATTCATTAAATTCATCTGCCGTTGCTGTGATTGTAAAAATGTCGGCGGTAATCACATCTCCCTTTTTATATCCGGCGTTCATAAGGGTAGAAACGCTCAAACTGTACCTGTAATCAGCTAAAAACTCTTTTGGGGGTATAGAGCTATCAACGAAAGAAACACCTGTTACAGGCTGTGTTTGAGGATCAAACAAGTTGTTCCAGTATATCTCTATAAGGTCAGTGCCATTCGGATTGCGTACCGCTACCGGCTTCATCGGGGGTTCTGTCTGTATTATATTTCCAGCCATCCGGAAATCCCCGATCAGATAAGTGCTTTCCACGCTATCTCCTTGGTAATATCTGTCGGTCAGAATTGTATAGGCCTCTCCTAAAGAGTCCACCGCCGTGAATCCTACTCTGTAATCGTTTGTTCTGAACAAGCGGATCTCTGTTAAAGGTTCGGTTGCGCCGGAAAAAGTGAGGTTGTATGGATTTTCGTCTTGAACTCCGTCGACAATTGTTTTGTAATAAGCCTTCCCGTCCGCTTTAATATAAGCCACTACCATGCCCATATCGTTTTTCTGCTGCGCAATATCCCGCATATTCCAGCCTCGCACCATTGCACAATCAACGACATTGGCCTCTTCTATAACTAAATCCGGAAAATCCGGTCTGTTGTAATAGCCGTATTTTAAACTGCCGTTTGCTCTTTGCAATAAGACTTTTGGCCTGGGGTTGCTTATAAACTTAAGGGCGTTTACCTTTTGAGTGTTTTTTCCCCAGTAGCCGTCGAACTCTATAGCTCCATTTACTACTTCCGCCCCGTATTCTACATCATACTCGAAAGAAACGGCATTGAAATCGGGATCATATTCACCGTGCTGTATTTTGACAATGTCGCTGCTCACATCTTTAGCCATTACCCAAACTTCGTGAGGGTGCAATTTTTCTCTTATGCCTGAAAAAGTAAAATCTAAAACATTTCCCTCAACACCTATATCTCGTGTGCCGATCCTACTCGTCTCTATCGTATAAAGGGTTTTACGAGTATCTATATCCATCCGGCCGGGTCCTTCATATTGCAAAGTTGCAAGGAAAATATGGGACCCTTTTAATAAGGCCAAGTATGCGTGATCGTCTGAAATTAAGTGGCGGCCTTTTGGCAAGTCCAAATAAACCGGCGAAAACAACTCTTCGATGCCGTCCCTGTAAAAGCGTTCAATTACCGTTCCGGCCGCTGAAAGTTCTACATTTGTCCTAAAGCCGGCATCCACATCGCTCCGGTCTCTGTATGACATAATCGGTAAAGTACCGACATATATTTCCGCCCCTTCGCCGTGATCCGTTTGTGGCTTCTTGTTTGCGTCCCAAACTAAAAACGGCAAGTTTGCTTCCAAATCGGCCTGGGTTATACCGCTTGCGGCTTCATTTGACAAAACAAAAGATGTCAAGAAAACATCGCCGTTAAAGGTCAGCTCCGAATCATAGATGGTTTTTAGTTCAATGTCTATTCGGACAAACTCTCCGCTTTTTGTTTTTATCTCGGTATTTAAGGCCTCGTTTTTATCACCTTTAAGGAAAACGAAATGCGTCTCTTTGTTGTAGTAGGTCTGCTCTTCGGAATCTTTACTAAAAATATCAATTTTGCAACGGAGGCCTTGCGCTAACTTTTTCTGCGCCGGAGACACAAAACCTTTAAACGACATATACCCAGCAAGCGTCCCAATATCTTTTGGGTACACTGTACATCTGGCTGTAGCACCAGCCCCCATAAATCTAAAAGAGTTGGATGACATTCGGCCGGCATTGTTATATTTCCAGCGACTTTCCTCATAAGGATAGATATTAGACATTTATATGGCCTCCGTGTTCAATAAGGTAATCTCGTGGTGGTATTCCCCGCTGGTAAAACTTAAGGTCTGCTCTACAATATACCCAGTCATGTTAACTCCATACCTGGTTGAGTCCACTTCAACTATATCCCCAAGTTTTAAATGAGGGGTAAACAGAATTTCACTTGCGACATACTGTTTTTGCAAAGAGATAAACTTGTCGAACTTCAATTTTAACTTATCGGCGTGTTCTTTTGTTTGGACATATTTATTACTAAAGCTAAAAGTTTTTTCTGCGACATTTGCTTCTTTAGCTCCGACTTCGTTAAATTCTAAAGCCGTGACTTTTACTTGCACCTTCCCTTCGCCTTTTCCGGTGCTGGTCACCTTAACTGTCAAGAGATTGGAATAGACCTCTGTAATTAAAATTTCATTGACGACAAGGCCGTCGTCGCTGTTAAACACGGCCTCTTCAAGCGCATCTATGAAAACCGGGCTGACAATGTTTTTAAACTCTTGAGTTGACGCTGCCGGAAAAACCAGGTCTACCGTGAAAGCATCAGCACCTTTTTTCAAAGATATCTCATTCCAAGCTACAATGCTATAACTGTATCTATTTGAAAGTGAAAGCCCCGGAGTGAGAGTGATTATGTTGTAGTCGTCTCTCAAAGTTGCATTTGGGCTTCCGGCCTTTAGGCTTTTTATGGATATTAATCCCTCTGTGCATCTGGCAAAAGTAAAGGTTGCGCCTAAAAATTCGTCCAAAACTTCAAGTCTGGTCTCGAAAGGAAAAAGTTTTAAAGGATACCCTACCGGTATACCGGAAATTATAACATCATATTCCGGAAAAACATCGTCAAAAAAATCCTCAATGTCTTGGCTGGTGACAACATCTCTTGTAGTGGCCACAACTCTTTGCCGGTTAGTCTCAATGTCGTTGCCAAAATCTTTTGCCAAAACCTTAACTAAGTAGCCTTCCTCATCCGGAGATACTTCCACAACTTTAAAGCTGTTGATTTTTTCCCAGTCAAATCCTTCAAGGCCTACATAAAAATCTATCTTGCAACCAAGCGTTATTTTATGCTCCCCTTCTCTAAAAGGATTAAATTCGTTATCCAGCGACAAAAGGGTTAGCGTCAACTCGTCCGAAACGAGATTAAATGTAGGTCTTTCATTTGAAGAGGACAAATCTTGTTTGATCTCAAACTCTACAATGTAGTCTTTGTCTGTGACCTCAAGAGTTTGTCCGCCTTCATAATTAATTGTGGCCTTTATTTGTGGTGTACCCTCAAAGTTCCACCAATCGGTGTTTGTACTTTTAGACATTTACCTTTTCCCCTTTATACCGCAATAAATTTACTTGAGACCCTGCCTCTTGCCCCCATGTTCCCACGGACACTTTCAATTTTTTCGGCAAGTTTGCGTGCCCCTTGGTTGTCAATAAACATTGGATTGTTAACCTGTACGGGTTCAATTTGTGCCAGCGTATCTACCACTGCCTGTAGTTGCGGGGTTAAGAAGCTCTTAATAGCCCCGGCAATCTCACCGGCTGACGGTATTAATGCGCCGCCCATTGCCGCAGCCTGTTGCGCTTGGGTAAACTGGCTGTTCATTTTTTCTGCGGCCGCCGGAATAAGCGGGGCTATGGACACCGCAATCTTTTCGGCAAACATATCTACTGCAGATGAACGCTCAAGCGGAATAATCGCTTCCGCTCCGGCTTCACCGTATCTGTGTGACCCTACAACTGTAGCGGCGTTTACTACAAGGCCTGTTCCCTTTTTAGCGATACCGCCTTTAGCGTGATTTACAATGCTTCCGCCGGGCATCGCTACATTTATGCTTATATTCCCGATTGCGGTTATCAGCCTATTAATCCAGTTTGGCAAGTTGTCTGCGATGACATCTATGACTCTTGAGATGCTTTTTAAAATGTCCCCGATCCCGTTTAACGGTGCTGCTAAAGCCTCTGACATATTGTCAATTGCTCTTGAGACCGCATTTATAATGGGATCAAAGTGTGTCATCAAGCGGTCAAGACCGTTAAAGAAGCTGTCTATTACTTTAGCGATTCCAAGGGCAATCGCCTTTACAAGGTTTGCGATCCCGTCTAAAACAGACTTTATTACCTTTGCAATTCCCTCACTTAAGGCGGAAACAATTATGCTGTATGCCTCGGCCACTGCGACTACAAGGTCAGATATTCCGTCAAAGTATGCTGTGACAAGGTCTGCTATACCGCCCCAAAATGCGCTTATGACCTCGGCAACCGATTCTCCCAGTGCCAAGATTATAGTCGACACTGCTTCGGCCACATCTTTTAAAAGCTGGCCTATTGCTGTGAAAAGCCCTTGCAAAAATTCTATTATTTGTGGGCCCCATTTTACTATAATGTAAAGAATTGCCGCTATTGCTGCGGCTGCGGCCGCTATGCCCAATATTGGGCCCATAACGGGTCCAAGGGCGGCCATTATTCCACCGCCCCCAACCGCACCGCCTATCCCGCCCATGCTCCCAGCGAGGCCTCCGCCCATAGAGGCGACTTTGCTAACCGCTGAAACACCACCGGCAACGGCCTTGCCCATTTTTATGGCAGCGACAAGTCCAACTAAAGACGACACTAATTGGAAAATGTCTACGACACCAAACAAGATGTCGGTAACAAGCGGAGTGTAATCCTTCCAAGTGACCTCTTCGCCTTTTGCTCTTTTTTCTTTTATCTCGTCTAAAGAGTCTTTGATCGCCATCCCAGCAAGGGTTAGCTGAACAAGGTTAATGCCAACACCGGCTGCGTTAGCAGCGATAGCTTGACCTCTGGCTGAAAATCCGCCTTTACCGCCGCCCGCCATAGATGCTCCATGCTGTTCCATATCCTCGGCGGTTTGCTTTTTCTCGTTGGCCAACTGCTCCGCATCTTCGGCGGTCTGCTTTTTCTCGTTGGCCAACTGCTCTGCATCTTCGGCGGTCTGCTTTTTCTCGTTGGCCAACTGCTCTGCATCTTCGGCGGTCTGCGCTTTTTCGTCGGCCAGCTGTTCTGCATCCTCGGCGGTTTGCGCTTTTTCGTCGGCCAGCTGTTCTGCATCCTCGGCGGTTTGCGCTTTTTCGTCGGCCAGCTGCTCTGTATCCTCGGCGGTTTGCGCTTTTTCGTCGGCCAGCTGCTCTGTATCTTCGGATGTCTGCTTCTTCTCTTCGGAAAGTTGCTCTGTATCTTCTGCCGTTTGCTGTTTTTCATAGCCAAGTTGCTCTTGCTTTTCTGCGGTCATTGCCTTTGTCCGGAGATACATTTGAAGGAAAAACAGGGCGATTTTGGCCGCATAAACAGCCATTCGCTTAAGATCCAAGGCTTTTATCAAATCTTTAAGGGCAGACTCAAGTTCCTTTAAGTCCAGTTCAAATATTTCGCCAAAATCGAAAGTATCCGGGGTGAAAACCCCGCCCATAAAGTCTGCGATCTTTTCAAAGTCCTCGTCATCAAGGCCTTCTGCGCCTTTTCCGCCGGTGTCTTTAGGTTCGGTCAGCTTGTAAACTTCGTCGAAAGACATAAGGCCTTCCATGGCTTTTTTAGTTTTCTTTGAAGCCCCGTCAACGCTGTCCTCTATTGCCTTGCCGCTTCCCTCAAACTCATTGTTAAACTTTTCTTGATCTTCGGCAAGTTTTTTGTTATAGTCATCAATTTTGTCGTTAAGGCCATCCCCCAGGTCTGTAAACATTTTACCGAGTCCTGTGCTGGCTTTATCTTTTATATTGCTAAGGGCGGTTTTTACGCCTGTAATAGCGTCTTTAACTTCACCGAATTTACCTATTAATCCCGCTGCAATAGCACCAACCATAAGTAAAACAGATGCGACTGCCATCCACGGGGCTGCGGATGCCGCTGCGGCTGCCGCAAAAAAGGCCGGCAAAGAACTTATGATGGTCGCCAAAGTAGTGGCTGCCATCATTACCCCTTTGAAAACAAGACTAACTACTGCCCAGGCCTTTGTAGCGAAAGCCCAGGCCAGCATAGCGGCCTTTATAATAAAGATAACTGCCGCCAGTCTTATAAAGAATTTCGTCAGCCTTTGCACTCCGTCTGCCGTACCGCTGACGCTTTTTCCAAAAGCTGACAATGCGCCGGATGCGACAAGGAAAGTTTTATAAATAAGGTCTCCGTAAAAGGCGACTCCGGCCAAAAGAGCCCTTATAACCGGCCTTGCGTTTTGGAATGTTTGTTTGACTACTTGCGCAATCTGAACAACTTTATTAATCAGCTTAATAATCGTGTCAAATACTTCGGGCGGGAGCAAGGTTTTCATTGCATCGCCCAGGCCTACGGTTCTCACCGCTTTGTAAAATTGCTCAAATTTGTCAATAACTTTATCTAACGCTTTGCCTATGGCCAAAACAAAAGGTTTTGTCACCTCGGCGGCCAAAAGTTGAAACGACTCTTTAGTGTTAGCTAATTTTTGCTGTGTTGTGACTTGTAGGTTGTCTAAAGCTGTGCCGTATCTCTCGTTTATACCTTTTACAAGGGCATTTAGAGCAGTTGTGCCGTCAATATTTAGCTTCGCCCAGCCCTTTGAAAGTTGCTCTTGAGTCAACCCAATCTCTTTTTGTAAAATCTCGCCTACGGCTATACCGGCTTCTGTGAGTTGTCTGACTTCTTTAGCGGTTAACTTGCCTTTAGTGTGAATTTGCCCCATTGCCCTGGCTATCCGTATCATTTTTTGCGGATCGCCACTCGCTGCGGTTGCTTGCTCAATGGCCTTCATGGCATACATTACATTTTCCGCTTTAATGCCATAGGCAGTCAGCAACCGTGCCGCATCTGTTAAATTTTTAACATCAAACGGGGTGTGAATAGCCTCATCTTTAAGAATTTCAAGCAAATCCTTCGCAAGGCTTTGCCCTTCTTTAAACATTCCGGTAAAAACGGCTTCGGTCGCCTCAAGCTCTATCTGCAGGTTGGCGGCTTCGTTTACCATCTGTTTTAAAGCACTCAAGGCGGCATAGAACATTTGGGATATCATAATGCCCTTTATAATGTTCGCTGTGCTGCGGGCATAGCCTTGCATACCGCTCATAGAGTTATACGCCTGTTTAGCTTGTTGCGCAAAAGACTTGCTATAGCTAACCAAGCGGGCATAGTGGTATGTAGTTTTTAATGCGGCCTTTTGAAGCCGATCCTGCGCTGTGGCGGCCTTGCTCGCTCCAGACTGACGCTCTAATGCTATTCTCTGCCTTAATATAGCGAGATGTTTTCTGTACTCTTCGGTCTGCTTCCGGAGTTCTGTCATAAGAGAAGAATCGGCTGAATGAGCAAAATCTCTGATAGTTTGCTGTATCATCCGGTTTTCTTCCAACCGCTGTCTGGCTGCGGCCGATGCTTGCTTTTCGGCTTCGGCAACATCTCGTGCCGCCGCCGCCTGTCCAGCCATCTCTGCCCTTATGGCGGCGGCACGGGTTTTGGCTTCATTTAAACTGTTCGCAAACTTTTTAAGTTCAAGGTCTCCGGCGTTTGCGTTTTGGGTAATAGCTTCAAGTTCCTGATTAAGTTGATCTATTCCTATCCTGGTGGCTATATCCGCATTTTGCTGTGTAAATTGTTCAAGCTGATTTTTGGCCGCCCTTATTTTTTCGGCAAACATTTCGGCATCTTTCGCTGCCTTTTCCGTAGCAGCCTGATCTGCCATTTCCGCCCTTATTGCGGCGGCCTGGGTTTTGGCTTCGTTTAAACTGTTGGTAAACTTCTTTATATCGTTAGCACCAGCGTTTGCATCACCACTGATAGCCTTAAGTTCTTGAGAGAGCCTATCTATACCAACCCTGTCGGCTATGTCTGCGTTTTCATTTGCAAACCTTTCAAGCTGATTTTGTGCCGCCCGAATAGACTCTTCAAACCTTCCAGCCTTTACGGTGCTATCCGCAAAACTTCTTCTAACCAGCTCAAACGATTGATCCGCAACCTCCCCGAACTCGTCATAAACATCAATAAGTTTATATGTCTCGGAAACAGCTTGCCCAAGAGCGTTTGTGTAGGTCACAACTCCGCCCTTGATTTGACCCAGGCTGTCAGTGTTTATTTTAAAAGAAAAGTCTTTGCTGTTGACGACATTTTTTATTTTATTGACTCTGTCAATAAAATCTGCAAGTGTTTTAGTGGCGGGAACAGTATTAACATTAACCGGAACATTTACAGCTCCTTTTTTATTTCCGGCACCCGCTCCGCTACCCGCCCCAACTACTTCCGGATTAATTTTAACGGAAATCTCTTTAACCCCGGCGGCCAGAGATTGGATCTCGTCCAGGGCTTCTCTAAAAGCGGTTATATCCGCACCTATGCCTATAGACAGGTTAGTTATCCCGCCTACCATTTCGTTATCATCCAATTAAATCACACCTCCGGCAACTGGTATAGTTCGTTATCTATAGCCTTGCGTTGTATCAAATTAAAGGCAAAACTTTCCCAGAGCCAATTGTCGCTGACAGCCCCCATAAAGTTATTGGCAAATTCGTGGTTCATAGCTCCGGTATAGGTCTCGGCGGTTCTTATTTCACTGCCAAGTCTATAATAAAGTTTTCTCGCCCCTTTTTGCCAGGCGTTTTGAGCATCCCACCCCATAAGCAAATCAAACATAGCTTTTCGGTCGGATTCCAAAATGTTCTCATAGTTAAATCCGAATTTAATTGACACGCCCTTAAACTTCCCGGTCATATCATAGTTGGCCAGTCTGATAAGGTCAGATGTAGGATACAGCTCCATCGTCAATTTGTCCGGAGTCAATATTTCGGTGTTATCAACTTTAAAATACCACTCGGCCACTTGATCACCCTCTCTTCCTTCTGTTCATTTGATACTTCTCTTCCTTCGCCCTCTCATACTCGGCCATATTATATTTGTCCATCATTACGGCCACAGCCCTTGGAGTCATAGACCAAAACTGTTCTTCTGTCCACCCAAAATGCCTGGCCACAAACAAAAGCATCCCCGCATAGTCAATACCAAACCCGCCCGGTTTTGGTTTGCTCATTGCCATCGTTTTTGTCCGGGCATCTACCGGTGTTAACGGTTCTAATGGGGCGGAAAGTTCAAACGCTTCTCTCACAGCAAGAGCAAACTCTTCTGTTATCTGGTATCCATGCGCTACCAGGGCATCCCAGTCCACTCTACTGTCGTGAAGGGTAGATGCCATTGCAAGCATATGCCCCTGGGCGATCTTGTTTTCTGTCGTATGATATCCATTTACTTCCAGCCAGGCCAAAGACCTCACCGTAAATTTCAATTCTACATCCAGGTTTAATATTTTAAACGGCACGCCTTTACCGAACAAGGCCTGGTGTTCCAACTCAAACCTTTTGTGTATCTCTTTAGTTTTTTCCGCAAGGGCTTTTCTCGCTATCGCCTGTTCTTTGTCAATTTGAGCTTGTATCTCTTGGACAGTCATTTTATCGCCCCCTTAATCTCCGCAAAATTTCCTCTCTGTCTCTGCTCACTTCGTCGTATGTTTGCGTGTTAACCACAAAGACATCTACTACCATGTCGTTTTCTCCGACTTTTCTATAACTCGAATTAATAAATCCGGTAAATAGCTTTATTCCTTTTTCTTCTACAATTTCGCTTTGAGTTTTCACCGGTCGCCCAGCTTCCGTCCCTTTGTGAAAAACAAACCTAAAGTGTAGCGTTTGCTTTGTCTCTTGGACTAAAAGCCCGCCCCGGCCGGCAAGCTCCCCCTTAAATATCTCTTCGTTTATCTTTTCCGCCTCTTTTAAGGCGACTTCAAACTCTTTTCTGTACATCTTGCACACCTCACACTTAAATTATAAATATATACTTTTTCTTTGTAAAGGAATTTGACAATATGCTATATTTTTGATACAATAAACAAAAAAAGGGGAGGATTTTTATGGGTAGGAAAAAAGTAAACAAAGATTATCTTTTGCCTTATCTTGCTGACAAAAGCGTGGTAAATGATTTGACTTTTCAATCTAAAGTCGATGTCCTTTGTCCGGAGTGTGGCAATTCGAGGACGGTTTTTCTTGCCGGATACAAACTCGGTTCTCTTTGCCCCAGCTGCGCCGGGAAAAAGCGCATGGAAGTGCAAAAGGCAAAAGATTTTGCTGAAATGAGTACCGTGCATCCGGTAGACAAAGAAAACATTTTAAGCGGTAAAGAAAACGAATTTGTACGAGTCTGGTGTCCCCGATGCCAAGCGTATTTTTATCGTGGAGTAAATCAGAAAAAATGCCCTACTTGTGGTAAATAGCGAAAACCCCGCCGGAAGGATAGCGGGGTTTTCTTTTTAAAGGGGAGGAAGATTATTTTATTTCGCCGGCCGCCATGGTGTGACTTTCGCCTGCGATCGCTTTACCGCTGGCATCAAGAGCATAGACGGTTATTACCTGCCCGGTTGTTACAGCCACATCAGCACCGCTGACGATGGCAATTCCGGCCGGAACAGTGTCACCAACTCTAACAACACCGGGAGAGCCGAGTTTGTAAACAAACGAAACAGCCGCTGCATAGGTAAATGTTACCTTTGTTTCGCCAGTGTTTGCGCCTTTAGCAAAAGTATAGGTAGTGAGATCGGGTAGGTCTGCGGCTACGCCTTCCGGATATTGGACGGCGGTAAACCAATTGTTCCAAATAGTAAAATTGAAGGCATCGGACTCTTCATCCATCATAAAATGTTTCAAGTTCTCGACTTCAACCGTTTCGCCGGTCGCCCTGTCAGTGCCGGTAAATCTGTAAAGAATACCAGCTCCTTGGCCGTTCAAGGTAATGTGTTGAAATTCGATGCCCTCTGCTCTTGTGGAAGAATTGAACTCTGCCTCCGGGTATTTTACATTGTACGCTATGTGACGGACACGCTTGCCGTTTGCCTTGGTTGTTTGCCAGGCTATAGCCAATGAAGGGGGATTTTGCGCTCCAAAGAGAGCGGCACCGCCCGATACAGGCAAATATCTGCCAAACACAAGGCCAAAACCGGCTTCGCTCAAACCGGTGACTTCGGTCGAAAGATCGAAAGTCCCCTGGGTAGCGGCAGCTTCGTGGACACCGTCATCCGCATAATCGCTCTCGATTTCGCCGTTTGCGTTTGCGCTCATGTTCACAAACCCGTCTACTCGCAAAAAGTTGTCATAAATGGGTTTTGTGCTTTTAGAGCCCACATCAAGCATTTTAGCCACATACAACTCGTTGTTACCAACGGTAGCAGAGTTAAAATTGCCGAGTTGATAAGCCATATTTATTTCTCCTTTTCTAAATTTTTAAAACGGCACTTGGTTAAACCAAGTGTCGAATTTTACGCTTCCGTTCTCTTCGTCACACTCTAACATTTTGATCCCCGACAAAGTGTGAAAATATTCTCCTTCTAAAGTAGCGTGCCCAAATTCTACAGTGTCGGTTTTAATTGCGTCGGCTTCCTTAACGCTTGTAAACCTCGCCATAGGGATACACTTGCGCACCCTCTTGCCGTTTGCTTTGCGCTTTTCCCATAAGACTGCTACATAGGGAGACTCGTCTGTGAGAACGCTCGTTGCAACACCGTTTGAGATTGTCTGCCCGAATAAATAGGCCTTAAGGGTAGGGGTTAAAGAAGTTTTTTTAATGCTCACCTTTGACGGAATTTTCCGCCACCGGTTCATTCCGGAAAACCCTTTTTCGTTTTCGGGTTCTACTCCGGGATCAACCTCTATCAACCCGTCGCAATAAATCATTTCGGAATAAGTGGGATTTGTGTTTTTGCTGCCAACTTTCGTCATAACCGCAAAAGCCAATTTCCCTACTCCAAACCCTGCGCTTGCAAACTGCTCGTTCATCTCTCTACCTCACATTAAATCTTGTTATGAGATTGCAAGGAAAAGACACCTCATACCTTAAGTTTGCGTCAATTCCAGTTTGTGACGGAAGCGATCTTGGCACGATATTACAGTAGTTGTCACCATTAAGCCATATCTCCCGGTTGCTCATCTCGATTGCGTCATATATCCTCTGGCAACGAATAAATGCGCTTTCGAGAGTTTTGCTCCGGCAAATAAACTCTATGGATCTGTGCTGTATACCGTGATTTATGTCATAACCAAAACTGGGCAGCCCTCTTCTCTCGGCTACACAGATTTGGTTGTCGGGGTTTAAAGTAAAAGTTTGCTCTACTCCAGACCAAGGTTTTAGCTTTTCGTCATCTGTAGCAATAAACTCAACCGTTCTCTCGTTTTCTCTTGGGGCCGGGAATCTAAAATCCAGCAACCACTTAAGAAGGTCGCCCAAAAGCTGTTCCTTCATTTACAATGCCCTCCTGATTCCCTCTGCTATCATCAAGTGAAAGTTTTTAGCGAAAGCATTATAACTTTCAATCAAATATTTACCGTCGTGATTGGCCGGATTATCCCCAGGCTTCCACATATAAGAACTCGCTCTTGCTTTGTTCCTTGGGTTAATCGGGTCTCCGTTACCGCCAAACCAAACATAGCCATAAACATCCATCCCGCCGGTCTCAACATGGTATTCGTCCGAACTCCGCAAGTTGCCAGTCCAAACCGGGGCTCTTCTTGACGACAATGCGTGTATAGCCATAGTTGTGGTTGTCGTCGTTTGGCAGCAAGAGTCAAAGATCTTCTTTTCGACGGCAAGTAAAGCCGTCCTTAACTTTTGCAACTCTTGAGGGGAAAAAGACATTTTATAACCTCACAGTGTATGGTAAATAAATCCATCCAGCTCCGGATTTAAGTTTTCCCCAAAACCCGGATACTTCCACAATGGTAAAAACCTCGCCTCTTTTAACGCTTTGATTTATTTTGTAGTTTGTGCCTGCACCAGCCCGAACATTTAACAAGTCCACATTTATCTTTACCAAAAATGGACCCTCGCCTTTTTTGACAAGCATAAGATCTGATGCCTTGATAGGGCTGTTTATGGAATAATTTCCGGTAGTATCGTTGTTTATAACGACTCTGTCCCCGTCGACTAATGCCACTATCCAGGTTTTTACTTTGACCCAGGGCGGGATTTTCGTGCCGGTTAACCACCTTTCGGCAGATAGTTTGATATTTACAATGTCCCTTTCATTAAACATTTGAGAGGGCACTGGGGATGGAGCTGGTTTTTTCTTAAGTCCTAAAAACGATACAACCGCTTTGCAAACAGCCTGCGCCTCTTTTAGCAGTTTACCGTCGCTGTCAATCATCTTTTGATCTACCGGGCTATCTACAAAAGCAAATTCCGACAAAACCGCTGGGATGCCGCTTGCTGCGTTTATACGGCAAACACCAAAGTTATACGATGTGCCCGGTTTACTCTCTTTTATACCTCTTGACTTTTGAGGGACACGCTTGTATTCCTCGTCTAAAATCTTTGCAAATTTTTTAGACGCTTCGTGATCGTATTGATAAAAGACTTCATGCCCCGATCCGCCACCGGCGTTATGATGTATGGATATATAAAGGTTCACTTTTGCTTTTTTAGCGGCCTCGCACATATCATTTATAGATGTTTTTGTGTCGCCGGTTCTGTTCTGATAAATTCCGACATCATAATCTTTGAGCAACCTTGCCAAGTGATTTGCCACTGCAAGATTTATGTCTTTTTCTATGAAGTCTCCGCTAACCGCTCCCGGATCTTTACCGCCGTGCCCGGCATCAATATAAATCTTTTTAGCCATCTCTACGCTTCAACTCCTCAAGTTCGGAATGAATTTTTGTGTCTAACCACAAGTCTACATCTTCGTAAACTTCCGCCAGAGCCCATCTGGCAGACTGGGTCAACCCCGCAAGCACCCGTTTTTTAGCGTCGCAAAAAACATCCTTCATATATTCCTCTGTCCACTTATCTGTGCCCTTCACGCCTTCTACCATAACTTGGTATGTAGCTTGCACAGCCTCTATAGTGGCCTTTTGGGCTTCCTCTATATATTTATCCAGCCTCGCCCATTCGTTTTTTCTCCTCCACTCTTCAAACGCATTTTTTATAAGAGAAACAATAATTGTCGAGACTGCCGCTAAAATAGGTACGATTAAAATGTTCATTACCTCGCCTAAAATTTCCATCTCAAGCTCCTTCTCTGTCAAATACAGTTTTGTTTAAAACTTTTACTTGCTGCTCTACGCAAACCAAGCGTTCTCCATGGTTTTTAACTTCGCACCTGATGTCCTTAAGTTCGCCTTTGATTTCAGCTACATCTTTAGCCACCCTGTCCAAGGTTGTGTTCATAGTAGCCAGAAGCGTTGCTTCTGCCCTATCATCCGCTTTATTGTTTCGCCTTAATCCTATTATTCCCATAGTAATTGCAAACCCCACAGACAATACAGATAAGAATACGGAAAGTTCGATTGTCATATTCGCTACCTACCTTTATTTTAATTTGATTGATTGGATGACCATGTCTTTGTGCTTTTTGTCCCACATACCTTTTAAAAATGGGGCTACTGCGGAAACAGTATTTTGCTCGCCGGAATATGTGCTTATGAGTTCTCCGTCCACCTTCTTTTCCCATTTATAATCGTCCGTCCAGCCGTCATCTCCATAAACATATATTTTTTTGCCTACTATGCACCAGGTTGCGTTTTTAACCGGATCCCCAATGGCCTTGTCACGATCTGTCTCGTTTTTAAAAACAGCTTCATACTGGGTAGGCAAAACAATAATATCATTTTCTTTTACTTTCACCGGAGAGTTTGTGACAACTGTCACATCATTGGACAAAGACACTGATACATCTCTTAGCGTCAGTTCGGCATCCCCGTAAAAATAAGCCATTATATATACCGGCGGTTCATAGTTTTTAATTCCGGCCGAGTTTTCGGAAATAAATTTTCTCAATATTACCGGATATCTAAACATCCCTTCCAGCATAACAGTCTCCTTTTCGGGCTTGCAACCGATTCAGCCGCATTAAACAGCGGGATATCCCGCTGTCTGCTCTGCGTTAAAATGCTTTAAGCACAAAGACCTCGTCTTGTCTTGGGCAGATAGGCATACCAAGCATAGATACCGCAAGGTTGTACTTGACCGGATGGGGTGTTACCCATTGTGCAAGAGACACGCCGTTGCCAAGGACAATATTGCTGTCGAAAGAGTTGGTTTGGCCAATAAGCTCTTCCGGAGTGGGTCCAAGTACAGTCTCACCTACGATGCCGGTAGGCACAAAGACAACATATCCGTCAGGAATGTATGTCTTGCGCTTGCCCATCTCATTGGTAAACCACTTGTTGTAAATCGTCAGCGGAGCTTCTTCTCCGGCGATTGCAACCTGGTTTTTGATGTCGGCGGTTGTCACAGTGACACTCTGCAAGAGTTTTGACACCATTTGCGGGCGGACGATCTTGACCAGGGCGTTAAATGTGTTCTTGTTCATATAGATGCCGCCTACATCATCAGCTTTAGCAGCGATTTCAGCGATATCATCAAGAGGATAGGCCGTGTTCAAGTTAGCGTCAGACCAAACCTTGTTGCCTTGCAAGGTTGTCACATTTGACCCAGCCCATGAGCCGTCGGAGTCAAAGTTGTATTCATAGCTGATAGGTTGGCCGTCTTGGGCATTAGAGTTGATAAGGATTTTGGCTTGAGTGAGAAGTTGCCATCTCATATTCTCAAGTTGAATCAGAGCAGAGCGATAAAGCTCCTCCGGCTTGCCCATGATATTGATTTGCAAACTTTGAATCAAGGATTCGTTCCCGCCTTGGCGCAATAAAGCGTTCAACTCTTCAATGTCAATTTCATTAAAGAGATCGCCCATGCGGAAGAAGGGGAGCGACTCCGTGATTTTGCTAACAGTCCCACGGGGCATTAACGGCGCATTAGCGTCGAAAGCCGAGGGCTTGATGGCAATTTCCCTTTTGCCTTGGGTCTTATAGTAGGAAATGTCCCTCTTGTTAGTTCTGCGAGAAGGGAACAAGGCTTCGCCGTAAAAGGGTTCTACCAGAGCCCTCTGTGCCGAAACATTCTCTACATATGCGCCGATTACTTCGGCGTTCAAGAGGTCATATACCGGTTTTGTGGACATTGTTTTTGCTCCTTTCTCTTAAATTAAGCCGCTGTGACAGTGCCAATTTTGATATTGTCTGTCTCGGTTGCGAAAGCGGTCGCCGCTGCGGCTGCTTTGATTTTTATGTCGCCGGTTGAGAGTGTGCCTTTGAAGTCAATGTCGACATATTCACGATCAGCCGAAAGAGTGATCTTGTCAATTTCCAAAGAACTACCGCCCTCGGTGATTGTCCAATTGGTTTTTGTGGTAGCAACTGCAAGGAAGGTGGCACCGGCCGTCAGACCAATTCTGACGCTCTTGCCGACTGCTGTACCACTGTTTACGCCGGTGATGGCTGCGCTCAAGAGTTCCAGGCCAAAATCAAACCCGGCTGCGCTTGAGGGCAAAAGTGTGATGTTCTTCATGGCGGCAAGAGCTTGAGAAGTCGGCATAACAGGAAGCCTAAAAGCCGAGATTGTACCGCTGTAAACAACGGCTACCTCTTGATCGCCATCAGTCACATCAACATCGGAGTAAACCAAACCTTCTGCCGCACTGTTGTTTGAAGGCCAAACTGTGCCGGCACGGACGATTTTCCTGCCGTCGATTGTTACGGACAGAGCATCGTCTTTAGGGATGGTTACTGCCTTGGCTTCGTATATGCCACCAAGAATAGCTAAAATGCCTTGGCGGGCATATACATTGACATCGCTTATAGCTTTAGCCATATTTATTTCTCCTTTTCTCAAATTATAACACAGTCTGCCAGCAACCGTGCTTTTGATATATAAAAAAACTGTACCGGACAACGACATCACCCTTTACGGGTTAAGCATTGGGCGATACAGTTTTTAGCCAGTTAGTCACCGTTTACCACTCGGTCAGGGCTTGCGCCCTGTGTAATTTTAGACTTGTCGGCCTCCGCTTGTTAGGCGGTTCGTCCGATATTCAGCTTTTACAGTGTAATTATACAGATAAATAAAAATTTTGTCAAGGCTTTTGGATATATCCTCTTGCCGCCGCCGCCTTATTTGCAAGCTCCTTGCCTATGTCGCTTGCGCTTTTGCCTTCTTCGCCCATAAAGACACCGCTTCTGTTACTTGGCATCCGGTCTGCATTTTCTTTCATCTGTTCGCTTTTGCCTTGCTCACGGACTTTGTTTAGGAATTGTGCAAGAGATAAGGCAAAAATTTGCGCCTGTTCGACACTGTCAACTCTTAAGGCATCGAGTATCTCTTCAAGGTCATCGTCAATTTCAAACCCAGCCTTGCTCAATTCTTTTGTCGCTGCGGACATTGTTTTGGTTTTAAGCAATTCCGCTTGCAACCTTGCCGCCTCTTCCGCCGTCTCTCTGTTAAGTTCTTCGGCGGTCATGGTTGACTTGCGCATCTCTTTGAACTTTTTCTCCAGAGCGGTCAGCTTCTGTTCGGCGGCCAACCTCGCCTTGCGCTCTTTAAGAGCGTCCGGAAGGTTGCCTTTGTTTTCCGGTTCTTCTTTTTTCTTGTCCTCGACTGCTTCTTCTTCTTTTTCTTCGGTCTCTTCCAAAATGTTTTCGTCCTCCAGATTCATAATTATCCTCCTTCTTTTATTTATTTCCAAAAGCGTATCCTGCGGAATATCCTCCCCCATAAGATAACGCTAATGTTTTGAGCCTTTTAAGTCTTTCCTCGGCATGGCCTCTCTTCTCTTTTGCGGGCCCAAGCGAATATTCGGTGACTTCCCCGGCAAGAGCAGCCGACAAAGTGTTCATAGATAGATTTATAAGAACGCTCATAGTGTTGTTTAAATCATTTTTCTCTATCCGCATTGCCGTGTAAATGTCGTCATCGCTCAAGAGAGCATCATCTTCAATTATGTCACCCAGCAAAAATCTGTAATAGTCCTTTGTAGGCGGAGACTTTCCCACATTCTCCGGTTCATAATTCCAGTTCATTTTTCGTCACCGTCCCTTAAAGCATTTATTTGATCTCTGATGGCTTGCCGTTCAGCGTGCAGTGTTTCAATGTCATATGGCAACTCAAGTCCGGCCAATTCATATTCGTATGACTTAATTATTTTGTAGTCGGATTGTGCCAGCCTGTTTTCTAACATCCTTATTTTATGCTCACGCTCTTGCTTTTTGCGATTTTCTAAAAACGGATTGTTCATAAAGTCACCACCTATAAGTTTTTGTTTAACACCCACATTTCGCCATTGTTCACAAAACCGTTAAGTACAACGGTATCCGGAACAGACGGCGTTGAGGAGAAAAAGTAACGGAATAACCCCTCAACCATTCTCGTGGCATTAAACTTGTCTATATCATAAGTTTCGTAACTAATTTCCGCACCTTTAAACTTCGGTGGTTCTTCTGCCGGTGACAATATAAACTCAATTTCCGGAAAGTTAGTAAAATCGCCTGTGGCAGAATACCATCCGTAAATATAATCCGGAACACTACTATTTTCCGAAACAATTAACCCTTGCTGTTCAATGACTTTTTGGAAGTCCAAAAACGGGACACCGAAGCTATAAACATATTCCATCATACCAGTGTAATTGTTAACAATAAAAATAAGATTGGGCGGAATATACGGATATGTACCTTCTAATTGGTGGGTAATTTCTACATAATATTCGTTACCGTCGTCAAGGGTAACATCAAACATAATTCTTTCTTTTACACGCCTTGATAATTCTGCCGTAACCCAGCTAATGTGGTCTACATTATAGTGCGTCTTGGCATAAAAATAGTTTTCAGCTCCGGAATATGCTTTAAACTCAAAATAATTTGCCACAAGTACATCTCTCTGTATAATCATATTGTTATCGAACCGTGTGTCCATTGCTTTACGGACATAGGCAAGTGTCCCAACCGGCGTGGTTGTCGGGTCTGGCAATTCCAGGTACGAGTCATAAATCTGTGGCAAGCCTCCACCGCCGCCACCATTCCCGGATACTTTTACCCATTTTTTGCCGTTAAACAGGTATAAGTCAAACTCTTCGATTATGTTCGCCCCGTATAGGTAGCGTTTTATGTTTACATCGCCGGTTATACTTAAAATTTCCTGGTTTTCAAGTTTTGGGACATATGAAAACGGAATTTCCACAAGGATCTCTCCGCCCTCAAAGTCGTCCGCCCACATACTCCAACCTTCCGGGATATATACAACCTCTTCGTTTAGTTCGTCCAGCAACATATTCGCTTGCCAGGAATAGATGTACTTTTCGTCACCGATCTCGATGCCGATTATGCTATCCTCGCCATCTAAAGTGGCCTCATACAAAAACCCGGTGCCTTCCACTTGAAAACTGCCGGAAAGCTCCGGCGGTCTCGGATCAAGCACAACTCTGTCATAAGTTGTGCCAACCTCAAGGGTTAAATCTGTCTCCACTTTGCCCACATAGGCCAACGACGGCGCATCCAAAATAGGCAAGTCATCTACACTTTCGTAGGTAGGTATATTTTGGCCGGATACAGGAAAACCTTCAAACAGCAGTTCACCCTCTGCACCCCGACTAAATCTGTCCAACACGCTCACTTTGTTATCATGCTCGTGCCTGGCCGCCGAATTAAGCGCAACCTCTAATGCCAGGCCGTGGGGATCTGTGTCGGCCTCCGTCTCCACTCCACCGGCCGCCTTCTCAAACCTTAATGTCGCCTGGGGTCCTTTACCTATGTATTCGTTGTTTATATACCCTTCAAGAGTGGCCAGCAACACCCGGCCAAGCGTCAACTCTTGCCACAGCTTCACTCTCGTGTCGCCCTCAATCATCTCGCCTGTTCTCATTACTCGCCCGTCCTCAAGTTCAAACGCTACACGGTAATAATCACAGCCGCTTATCCTATCCGGAATATCGAAAATAAGCTCCGTGGCATTGTGTTCCCCTATATATCCCACAAACCGGGATACCTCTTCGTCTTTTATGTGTATGGTCACTGCTCTCCACCGCCCTTTTTACCTATAAAGAATTTCCAATCTTGGCCAATACTCTTTTGGTATTCTTCGCTAAGAATGATGTCCCCGTCCGGGTCATTACTTATTTCACACCACTCCAGCGCAATTGCCGGTGCTATGCCACTGTCTACAAAGTATTTATATGCTTGAGCCTTAAGCATAATATTGTCGTGCAAGTTGAAATGCCACCTTATACCAACCTGGCCGACATTGTCTATGTCGTTTACACCGTATGCGTGGCAGTATTGCAAACATAACCTTATAAATGCCCGCTCCGGTGCCTGTATTCTCGCCGTTATAGCTTTACAATTCCCGATTAGTTGAGAAAATCCGCTGCCCAAAAGTACGCCGACACCGTTTTGATCGCTCGCTCCGTTTTTCCTGTTGGGTAAAAGCATAATTGCATAAAATGCCGACAATAAATCCTCTTTTAAGTCAGTTATCCCGCCTTTGTCGATTTTATTCGTTAAAAATTCGACATCAACCTTCATATTTTCGTCAAGGTCAGTTAAAAATAGCCAGCCTCCGCCCGCTTCCTCTATCTCTCGCCTGGCTTCCGGTGATATCTCTTTACCGTTCTTTATCGCTATTATAAACTGCACCATCTGATTTATGCCGTCAAGACATAAACTGTCAAGCAGGTTTATGGCATCCTGCAATGCCTTCCCCTTCTCTACCAGGCCTTGTTTGGATTGGTTGAGAGTGTACTCTACTATAGGCAATACTCCCATGGTGTTTACGCTGCTGCTGTATTTTCCGTCACGCCCCAGGTCAATGTAATGGCTTTTCGTCCATATCTCTGCCCGGGTCTCTGTTATTATCCCGCACATACACGGGTCATTCGTGTTTTCGTCGTATAAAACAAAAGCCTTATCTCCGCCTAAAGTCTCTACTTTAAAGGGAGATAAGCCAGGTTTGTAGTCCTTGTTCGGCAAACATAAACGATAACCCGAACCGCAAACAAGGATTTCCTCGTATAAATCCACATCTTTGCTGTCTTTGTCCGCCAATTCCATCAAAGTGTTGAAATTTACGATGGCTTCGCTCGGCGTGTTGCCACCGTTGTTTACATATTGTACCGGCTTGTACAATAAATATGAAATGTATGTGTCCACTGCTTCACCTATACGGTTTTCTACTATCCGTGAAGGGTCTTTTAACATAAATACATCCGGTCTCTTTAGTATGTCCTGTTCGCCGAGTCTGATTTTCCACCAGTCAACACAGTTTTTCATCTTTTCGTATATGCCGCCGGAAGCAAGAGCAAATTCTTTGAGTGTGTTCTCTACGGTCAGTAAATTTTCCGCTTTCAATTTAACACCTTCTTGCCTTTTTTTAAAGTATATAAAATAATATCGTTTTTGTCAAGAATTTTCAAATTTTGGTTTGTAGCGAGAGGGGGTTAGTATGAGTTTGGCGGTCGGTCACATTATCCCTTGGGGGGTGGCCTCCGGGGAGCGATCGGGGCCGGGGAGGGCGGGGCCGGGATTCGGTCCGGGGCCGGAGATCCTCCGGAGCCTGGGCCGGGGAGGATCGGGGCCGGAGGTCCTCCGGAGCCTGGGGCCGGGGAGCCTGGGGCCGGG